ATGAGCGTGATGTTATGAAAGAAATAATTGAACGTCATGAATTGAACATGATGCCTTTAGAAATTGATGCATTAAAAAAATCTTTAAAACAAGAAAACAGGAATGTATTAGACTTAACTAAAAGGATACGAAAAACAGCTAAAGAACGTGATGCTCTTAAGGCTAGGGTTGAAGCATATGAAAAATCTTTAGACTATGGTGCATCAGTAACAATAGGTAGTTATCAAGCAAAGATTAATGAGTTACAGAAAGAAAATGTTAGATTGAATAATGAATATAGCAAACTTGTTACAACGGTAGCTAATTTAGGTTGGGAAACTAGAGAACTTAGAAAAGACGCTTTGATTGGCTGGACGATAAAAGAAATAATGTCAAACGGTGGTAACAATATGTTAAAAGAGTTATTAAAGAGAGAATTATTATATCATGGTATTACTAATGAACAACTAAAAAAAGGTAATGAAAGTAATTTAAAAATAAAACACACATGCACGTTGTGTGATGATGATGTTGAAGGTTGTACGTTTTCAAATAAAAGATGGTATTGTGATTGATGCCTTGAACACGTTGTAAAAACAGGAAAAGCATTTATAGAAATAAATCAAAGTGAACGTTGGAAGTTGCTGATTGATAGTATTTACATTGTTGAATTATCTTTCGATGAAGGTGACTTAATATATTTTCATCAACAACAACTAGAGGAAGAAGGATCTAATGAAAAATAATAAGATTATCGACCATGAACAACTAAGAAAAGATAATCAATTGAAAGATGAAGAAAACTTTATCTGGGATATTGAAGAAATCTCCAACAAGAAAACAGTACCAGAGATGTTCAAGATATCATGCGGTGATTTAATGAAAACTAAAAGAATCCATGTATCAGACTTAATTAGTTATGTATTAGTTGAAAAGGTAAAACATGATTAAATTAATCAGACCATACCAGGTAGAAGAATTTACAGACACAGACAAAGCAATTAACTTCTGGTTCGAAAAGTTATATCAAGGACACAAAGCACACATCAAAACACAAGATGGCAAGAAAATAGTAAAATGGAAGGATAAAAGATGAAATTACAAGAAGCAATAGAATCATGTAAACAAGGTAATTTTGTTACTCATGAGTATTTCTGTAAAAATCAGAGTATGCACATGTATAAAAATACATTATATTATGAGGATGGCGCTGACCTAACTAATCACATGGATAACATGACTAAATCGGATTGGTTTAAAGATGGTTGGGAAGTCAAATATAATTCTTCTGAAGTTAATCAAGACGTACTAAAAGATATGCACATTAAACAAGGTCACTTAATGTTACAAGGTGATACATATGAAAGATGTATAAAAAGAAATATAGAAATAAACTATATTGCAAAACGAGATGATTATGAAGCAACGAAAATGATGTTTCAAGAAATTGGATTAGATTGTGACAAGTGCGGATGTGAGTTTTTTATGAAAATGTCGGATTATGATGATTCTTATGTAATTGAAGATGGTATGCATGTACAAACGAAAGACTTGTTTTGCACAAAATGCAAATCTTTGAATTCTATAAGGGAGAGTATACCAATGAAACCACTAATAAAAAAACACGTATTATTACTTTCAGCAGCAGAGTTCTTAATAATCTTGCAACTATGCATAATGTATTTAAGACACAAAGGTTTAGCAGATGTTAAGTTAGGACTAATAAGTATAATCTTCGCTCTGGGATATGGCGCTCTATTTCTAATAATAGATTATATAAACAAGAAAATAGTTGAAGGCTGGGATGAAAAGAAAAACTTCAAAGACTTTTTAATTAAAAAAGAAATAAAAACAAGATCCAATGTAATTCAATATGATGATCTAGGTTATCCACTGAGACTAGTTATAAATGAAAAAGGTAAACAAGAGTGGTTAGATACTACACAAAAAGAAGGTGATGTAGTATTAGAATGGAAAGATAGAGGGAGAGCTAACCAATGAAAACAATATTAATATTATGTTTATTACTCATAACAATAGTACTAATCATAATCAACATTAAGATATCAAAGAAACTAATAACACTATCAAAACTAGAAAAAAGAAATACGAAACTAAGACAGAATTATAAAGAAACCTGTGTAGAAACATTAGAAAAACTAGAAATATTCAAAGATGTATCACAAAGAGAAGTAGATGAAATGTTCCTCTCAAACAATGCATACAAAGCTGCTGATGAAATAATAAGATATTCATCAAGAAAAGATCATACAAATGTAGAACTATTACAAGAGCTATTATCAATATACGAAAGATATGAAAATAGCAGAACGGTAAGTCAAATTTTGAAAGATAGAGGTAATTAAAATGAACGATTGTCTATGGTATAACGTTATGGTATGTGAAAATTGCGAGAAGTGTGACAAATACTTATCTATGAACAGTGATAGAGGAAGTGAATTGAGAAAAGAATATGAAGAAGAAATAGAAAAAGCTTTAGTGCCAGTAAAAGAAGCATTTAAAAATAAACACTATAAAAAATAAACAAATAGAGGTACACCATAAAAACAAAGTAGTATAGAGGTACTACGCAAACAAACGAATAGAGGTGCGAATGAAACTAATGATCATCAGAGAAGTTAAAAAACAATTAGCTTCTCTGAAAGAAACTAAAAGAAAAATTAAAATATTAAGAAAACAGAATAAGATATTGGATGAAATATCAGACTTAAAGAGAGTTAAAAAACAAATAGAATCAAGAATATACTTTTGTAACTTGGATTATCTAGCATTAGAAGAATTAAAAAGTAATTCATAAAAAGATAATTTCGTCAAACGAAATAGTTGAGCCGTAAACTAACACTGGAGGGAACAATGGAAAAAGTTAAAACGTTTAAACAGCAGCAGAAGATAGATAACAAATTAGTAGAAGACTTGGCAAAAGAATTTAGTCAGAAAGAATTGGCAAGAATCGTTGTCCGCGAAAGAAAAAAGAAAAATAAATATTTAGCAGAGTTGAAAAGTATTGAAGAAAGTGGAAAAGTCAACATTGTAGATGATATGGAAATGTTAAAAATAATCGAAGAAGGATGCATTGTAATCAATAAGCCGTGTGACAATAAGACTTGTAAAGCAAGAGAAGTTTGTAAACTACATTACAATCAAGTAGAATAAAAAAAAGAGTCTATTGATTAGACTCTTTTTCATATATTGCTATAAACTTTTCTTTGGATCTCTTAAACATGGTGAGAGCTTCTTTCATTAAGTCGGGATTACCTTTGTAAAAATTAAGCAATTCTTCGTTGACTCTGACTTTAAGTGTATTATCCATTTATACCTCCAAGAACTTAATAGCTGTTTTAGTTGCTTGCTCTAAACCACCGAGCGAGTTGATCATATCGATTGAATATTCTTTTTCATCTTCGGACATTTGGCTAATGTCAAATCCTGCTGTAATTAAAATCTTATCTGTTTTGTCCTCAAACAATTTAATGGCTAAGGCTGATTCGTTAGAATTAAAACTTTGTGCTTGTGTACAATCTGCTAACCATCTGAAAAACGTAAACCAAGATTTAGGCATCTGACCAAATTTATCGAAATACATTTTCTTGTAAGTTGAAATGTGTTCTCTTATCATTCTTTCGTTATAAGTCATATTGATCTCCTTTAGTTTGGAAGGGGAATAAATCCCCAAGTGATTAAGCTAAGTTATTTTTAACTAGTACTTGCGAGTAATGCGCCCAACATACGTCTTCAAATCCACAAACACTACCTTCGATCCCATCAAAACCTTTAAAGAAACCTGATGTTTTGTCATTTATATAATTTACAAGTCCATTAGTCAATGAATATTCTGTACCCCAAATGTTTTTCTTCATGATATTCTCCTTAAATAGTGTAGTGGTGTTCTTTATCTAATACCATTGTAACACAATTGTGACACAATGTACATAGAATAGTGAAAATAATTTAAAATAACAAATAAAAGTGTTATAATAGATAAAAATGAGGGAAACTACACTAAAAGAGAAAGAAAGGAGCGGATTATGCCAATTAAAATAGGTGCGCCGAAGAAATATCCAGATCACAAACTGTTCAAATCGAAAGTTCAAAGGTATTTTAACAGCATCTCAAGAGATGTACCACTGACAAAGTCGGTAAATATGGAAATGAAAGATAAAAAAGGAAACAATATATACGTTGACAGACCTGTATTAGACAATCTTAAAAAGCCTATAATCTTAACTGAGTTCGTAAAAGAACCTGGAATTGTAGGGTTATGCAACTACCTTTCGATAACGAGAGATACTTTAATAGAGTATGAGAAAAGAGAAGAGTTCATCGACACGATATCACGTGCGAGACAAATTATCTTAGAAAGAAAGCTTGAAAGGGTAAATACTGTAAAGAATCCAAGAGGAATTATGTTCGATTTATCAGCAAATTATGGAATGCATGAGAAGGTGAAACAAGAATTGTCAGGAGGACTTGATATACCAATAGTTAAATTTGGAAAGTAAAAAACATTTAGTGGCGGAAAAGACATGTTGAATCATGGTAAAACACTGGGCAAGATTAAGGTGAATGAATGTAGACGCTAGTTTTAATTAAGTATATGAGATAGCCTACGCGGTTAGTATTTAAAACGAGTCCCGAGCAACTCAAGATATGTATGGTGCAACTCCATGCCTAAATGTAAAATTATATTATAAAGTGGGTAAATATGAAAATAAATAAAGCAAGGTGATCATATGGAACGGGAAATTAAATTCACGCCATTATATTATGATGAAGCATTTCAAAAAAAATATGATGCAATAATACACATAGGTGGTAGAAAGTCGGCAAAGAGTTTCAACTCTGAAGTAGAAGATGTTGCAGAACTAGGAGGAAAGAAAGATTTTAAACTTTTAATAATTCAAGATATGGAAAAAAACATGTCTCAGGGTTATTATGCTGGTATGGTAGATAAGATTGATTTATTCGGGCATAGACCTGTATACAGATGTATAACGTCACCACCAACTATAACGAACGTCTTAAACAATAATAAAGCCTTATTCATGGGTTATAAGAGTAAGGATCAAAAAAAAGCAGTTAAAGCATTGGACCAGGTAACAAAAATAGTAGTCGAGGAAGGTGAATGGTTAACGTATGAAGATTTTATAGCATTACTTCACCAGCTAAGAGGTAAAGTTATAGAAGATAGACGATTAATTATATTGATGAATCCTGTAGACGAATATTGTTTTGTAAATGAAATGTTTATTCAAACAGTACCGGATAAAATATTACATTACTTCCCTGGTACGAAAAGACCAAAAGTATTTGAGAAACATATAACAACTACATTTGAGTATGAGGGAAAACCTCAAACAGTAACAGTGAAAGTGTTAATAATATTAAGTACACATCATGACAACCCATATTTAACTATGCAAGACAGAGCGAACATTGAAGTTCTTAGAGAAACTGATTCAGAATTGTATAAGCAATTAGGAGAAGCAAGATTTATTAAAAGTGGCGGTACGTACTTCCATGAATTTAGTAGAGAAGTACATGTTTGTGAATCGTTTGTAATTCCTGATGATTGGAGAAGATATTTCGTAATGGATTATGGACTCGATATGTTGGCTGGTTATTGGGTAGCAGTAAATAATCAAGGAAAAGCATTTTTCTATAAAGAAATATATGAAAGTGATTTGATAGTATCTGATGCAGCAACAAAAATAAAAGATATGACATATGAAAAAATATATGATTATTTAGCACCACCAGACGTTATGAGAATCAGACATAAAGACACAGGACATACAACGGCTGAATTATTCCAAGACTTTGGTATCAGTTTAACTGAGACAGGGAACAGACGTATTGATGGGTGGTTAAACCTTAAAGAATGGTTAAAACCTTATGAAGACGAACAAGGAATGTTAACAGCTAATGTACAAATAACAGATAACTGTGTAAATCTTATTAGAACAATGAGTCAAGTAAAAAAAGATGAAAAGCACCCTAATGATGTTGCAGCTAAACCACATGAATTAACTCATGCACCAGATGCAATGAGATATTTCTTTGATGGAAGACCATCACCATATGTAGCAAAAATAAAAGGTAAAGGTAAAAAGTTAATAGATAAACACAAACCTAAATCTAAAGTATTTTACTAAGGGGGAACAAATGGCGGATAAGTTAAAGAAAGAAAAGAAAAAGCAAGCAAGACAAGAAAAGAAATTAACAAATAAATATAAAAAAAGTTATAAGACTAAATTTACAGGACTAGATATATCAGTATCAAGTATGTATGACTATTCAACAAAAAAATCAAGAGAAAATACAGCAATGTATTTACTTAGTTTCTCACAAGGTCAAAGAAGTGAAACGGAAAACCGTTGGGAATTACTAAATGATTATTATAACGGTGATCATAGAACTGCAATAGAATTACAAGCATTTTTAGAAGCACAAGGAATACCATTCCAAATAGCATGTGTACAAGATCCATTTTTACATGTTGAATCACAAATAACACCAGATATCCCGACATTTGAGTTTAATGGTCGAGATGATGATATCGATAATTTAAGAGCAAAGCAAAGAGAGTATACAGTACAATTTGTATTGGACAATAACGAAGTAAACGGAATGAATACACGTAATGAAAGAAGACTTGGCAAATTAGGAAACGCATGTTGGAAAGTATATTGGGACGCATCTATAGAAGTACCAGGAACAAAAGTAGGTGGAGACGTTAAAGTAACTGATGCAGCAATTGAACATTGTTATCCAGATCCTTCAGCATTAACTGTAGATGATTGTGAGTACTTCAATTATGTTTATCCTATGCATATTAGAAAGGCTGCAAGACTTTACAAGAAAGATTTGAAAAGATTGGGAATTACACTGTCACCATCTACTATAACTAATTCAGATAATATCTTTAATAGTGAAACACAAGATAATACTTATGAGAATGTAGAAATATTTGAACATTGGTATCGTAATGATGAAGGTGATATAGCTTTATCAATTCTTATAAATGGTATTGAAATTAGACATGTAGAAAAGTACTGGATAAATACTGGTATGCAAAATAAAAGATTTCCATTCATCGTTTATTGTAAGATACAAGACGAGAACGAATTTTGGGATAGATCAGAAATTGAAACCATATTAGAATTAACAGATGCAGCAGATAGAGAAATGGCTTATGGATTATTAAATACAGCTATGAATGGTGCAGGATCAATAAACATAGAAGAAGGTTCAATGGCTGATGATGCTGATTATGTGAATGGACCATTCCAGGTTAATGTATTCAAGAATGGTAAAATAGGCACATACAAAAGAGAAACAGGATCAACTGGAATGAATGAAGTAGGTAATGCAGTTATATTCCTACAAAATCAAATGGAAAGAACTGTAGGAAACTTTGATACATCAATGGGACAAGAGCCTGCAAGAGTTACAACTTCATCAGGAATTGCACAAATTAACGAACGTGCAGATGCAAGAAAGAATATTAAAAAAGCTGATAGAAACACAGGATTTAAAAGAATGTATGAGATGATAGATTGGACATGTCTAGAATTTTACGACGAAGAACGTATGATTTACATTGGATCAGATAATGATGAACTTAATAAAAGATATGCATTACAAACCGAAGGTGAAAAAGAGTTTATTGAAAATCTTGATAAAGAAGAAGGACCAATCATATTTAAGTATTCTTCTGAAGGCATGCAGCTGAAAGATAAAAATGATAAATTGTATTTCCCTAAAGTGGATGCAACTGTTCAAGTATCAGATAGCTTAGTTAAATCAAAAGCGTTTAGTATTCAAGCGATACAAGAAATTTCAAAGACACCAATAACTAAAGAGAATGCCGAAATGGTAAAAGAACAAATTAATTTATTAGGTATACCATCACGTAAACTTATTAAAGACAGCATAGATGCAACTATGGGAATAAAACAAGAAGACAAAACAATTCCTAACGTTGAAGACATAATGAACCAATTATCAGAAGAAGATAGAGCGGCTGTAGAATCAGATCCATCTATACTACAAAAAATATTGAATGATGCAGGAGGGGCATAAATGAAAATGAATATATTAGGAAACATATATGCAGTTAATTATCTGGATGAACCTACACCATATATGAAGGATGGTGATTTCGGAGCAATGGTTGACTATAACAAGAAAACAATTTCAGTAATTAATAAATTCCACGGACATATTGAAAAATTCGAAGGTGAATCAAAGAAAACTAAAGAATATATGCGAGAAGATTTATTACATGAGATTGCACATGCATTTTTAGTAGAAAGTGGTCAAGATGATATTAACAACGAAAGAACTGTAGAAATTATGAGTAAGTTTTGTAAGTTTGTAGAATTTCTTAATCTTGAAAGTTTATAAATAAGAATAATTGTACTGATCATAATTTGCACAATTAATAATTAAGTGTTACAATTATTTCATAATAGTAACATGACAACGAGGAAAGACTCGGTGTATTATACTGAAAAGTCTACTAAGACTTAAAACCTTGGAGGTAACATGAAAATTAAAGAAGAGGGCGGAGAACAAGTGAAGCCAATTGAAGAAGATGTAAAACCTGTAGTACCAGGTGAAGAAAAAGTTGAGAAAACATTTACTCAAACTGAACTTGATAAAATCGTAACAGATAGAGTTAAGAGAGTTAAGAGTGAAAAGCCTGAGGACTATGAGGATCTTCAAGCCATCGTAGCAGATTTAGACGGATTTGGATTTGCTGGAACTGTCGCAGAAAAAAGAGTAGCTATAAAAGCTGCTAGAGCAAAAAACAAAGCAGATAAGGACTTAAAGGATTTAGAAGAGGAAGCAGAAAGAACAGGTCACTCGCCTGAGATTCTTAAAGAACTTAGAGAAGCGAAAAAAGATGCAAAAGAAGCAAACGAAAAACTTAAAGATGTAACAGATGAAAAATTGATAAAAAACAAAGAACAAGCCAAACAAAAAGAAATAGATGATGAATGGGATCGTCAGTTTGGAATATTTGTAAAAGATTATCCGGATATTGATACAAAGGTTCTAACTAGAGACAAGAAGTTCATAAAATACGCATCTAAGCACAAAGGTGAACTGTCTGAAATATTTGAAGATTACAAAGAATTTATGGAAGATGCTTCACAAAGTATTACTGAAAAATTTAAAAAGTCAGAGTCACGTTCAACAGGTAGCGGAAAGAACAATCCTGCATCGGGCAGCGTAAAGTTATCTACTGATCAAGAAAAAACGATGAACGAATGGAATAAACGTTATCCAAAAATGAAAATGACTCCAGCAGATTTTGTAAACCAGTAAAGGAGAAAATATGAAAGTAAGTAGAGCAATTGATGCACAAACATCGTCTACAAAAGATTATCAAATTGCCGCAGCTACAGTTGTAACTGAAGGACAAGTTGTTAAATTAGCAGCAAATAAAGTTGTTGTTGCTGTAGTCGGAGAAACGGCAGCGATTTTAGGTGTAGCAACAGAAAATCATACAGGTGTCACTGATGCCTTTAATGTTAGAAACAACGGACTTAAGTTAAGAGTTTTAGATAGTCCAGCAACAATTTATGAAGCGGCAGCACCACAAGCAACAGCAACAAGTGGTTCAGCTACTACTATGGCGGCAACAGGTTTAGCTGCATTCACTGATGATGATTTTAATGGTGGATACATCAAACTTATTTCTAAAACAGATGCAAGTGCAAATACAGATTCTTTAGGAACTGTTTATCCAGTTACAGACTTTACAGCAGCTACTAAGTTGTTTACAGTGGCAAGTGGTGAAGTACATACTGCTGGAGATGTATATGAAATTTATGCACCATCAGGATTCCAAAAAGGTAATTTAGATACAACAATCAGCAAAGTTGTTTTAACAACTAACGCTGCTATTCCTTTTAGAATTTACGGTCAAGATTTCGAAAGAAGTCTATGCTACTATACAGCAGCATTACATTTAAATGCTAACAAACAAGGATAAGGAGGAATAGTATGCCATTAGCAAATACTAATACAGCTTGGAAACAAGATTTATACCCACTAGTAACTAAAACATTCGATTATGAATATGCTGATAGAATGAATAAGTTCATGGAAATTATGGGTAAAGAAAATATTAATGCAGTAGATTACAGAGATACTAGTTCATCAGGTTATGGCGAATTGCCAGAATACGAAGACACTTTAGTATCATTGAATCAAGCACGTGGATTCATTACTATCTACACACCAACAGAAAGATCTGGATCAATTGATATTAAGTACAAATATGCAAAAATTGATAAATCAGGCGAAGCACAAAAAACTGGTAAAAGAGCTGCACAATCTGCGTTCATGACAGTATACATGGCAACATTAAGAATGTATGGTAGAGCGTTTAACGATGCATACAAAGGTGGAGATGGACAACCTTGGGCATCTAAAGTACATCCAAATGCATCGAAAGGTGATGCGAATGGTGTTTCTATCATTGATGAAGACTCAGGTGTATTCTCAAACTTAATTGAAGAAAAACTTTCAGTTTCTGCAATTACAAATGCACAAGTATTAGGTGCTAGATTCTTAACGCCTGATGGATTACCAGTAAATGTTGATTTCCATGACAATGGAATTTTACTTGTATCTCCAGAGTTAAAACCAAAAGCAATCGAAATTTGTGGTAAAGATAATCAAATGTCACCAGAAAAACTTCCAGAAACAGCTGAAAACGGCGCTAACCCTGTATGGGGATTAAAGTTTATGGTAGTTGGTGGCGGTAAAGATGGTTTCTCAGCTAAACAATGGGCAATTGCTGATAGAACAATGTTAAAAGATTCAGCTAAATGTGTTACAATTACTGAACCAACTGTTATGAGAACAGAACTTGATAATCCGCTTATCGATAGATATGTACCATATGTAGACTTTGCAGTAGGTTTCTCTGATGCGAGATGTATTATATTCTCTAATCCTAAGTAAGGGAGGACATTATGAGTAAAGACTTTAAAGGCACAAATTATAAGTATGGATTAATGATCGATATTAATGGTGATGGTGGATTGGAAGATGAAAGATTTATTCCTGGTAAAAGAGAGGTAGTTACTTACTCACCTTTCTCAGCTGCGGATATTCCGCAAATCTTCTTCATAGCACCAGCAGCATGCAAAGTTGTTTCAGCAGTTGAACGTCATGTCACAGTGGCAGGACAAGCTGGAACAATGCAAGTTGAAAAAATTCCAAGTGGAACAGCTATTGGGTCTGGTACAGCGGTACTAACTAGTGCTTTCGACTTAGAATCAACAGTAAACACAAATGTAACTATTCTCGGATCAGCTACTCTAGCAACTAAATCACTTGCAAAAGGTGAAGCGTTAGCAGGAATAGTAGCATCAGGCGCAGCTACAACATATGCGAATGGATCGTTATCAGTAACAATAGAATGGTTGTAAAGTAAAATAGTAATAAAACTCTAGAAGGGTGGGTGTTCAATACGCTCACCCTTTTTATATTAGAAAGGTGGCAATAATGCCTTATAAGAAAACAACAGTTAAAAAGAAAAAAGGACCAACAATTAAAGTAACAAAAATTAAACCAAAAACAAAGAAACCAATCACATTAAAAGCAGCAGTAATGAAGAGAAGGTGATCATATGCTAGGGTTAATGTTAGGATTAAACATGGCAAGGAGTGCAAACTTTATAAAAAAACTAATAGCGTCAATTTATGTGACAACAGATGATAAGATATACGTTACATCTGATAACTTTATTTATGTAACGAAAGGAGATTAATATGGCAACGGAACAACAAGGTGTTATGAGTTTTGCGGAACTCGATTCTCTATATAAAAATATGATAGTAGGCAATACTGACAAAAGATACAAAATAGTAGCATGTGTAATAAGAAACACGGGTTCTGGGTTCGAATTGATAGACGATAGTTCGCACACTCCCATTGGTGTAACTTCTGTTACAAATGATACAAATGAAATAACTATCAATTACGATTTTACAGCTTCTAAGGTTGGCACTTTAATTGTTGGTTGTGATGAAATAATGGTGGCTAATGGCATGAGTGCTGGGGCATCTGTAGGATTAGCACTTTCTAAAATAACTGCGTACAAGAGTTATTTTGTTAATGGATATATTACAAAAAGCGGAGGTGGAATCCCTTCTTATGTGGTAAACGCATCGTTATCAAAAGGTGTCCAAAGTGCTACAGCTTTTGATAGCCTGACTATGGAGGTTAATCACGATTTGTACGATTTGCCAAACTTTACAACAGGCGAAGCATATGCAAAGAGTGGCGATATGAACGCCTATATTTCAAGCCACGGACTCAGCACGACTAGAGTTAAATTTAAGAACGATTTTGTTGGTGTAGACGTTATACCCAATGACGGTGTTTATCTATTTGAAAAGGCTGGTGTTTCTAAAATGAACCCTAACGATTTGACGTATACAGGTAGCAACTTTTGGATTTACGGCATATTCGAGGTATAGGAGGCGTAATATGACAATAGCACAAGATATATTAGATAGTTCGACATATTTAAGAAATCATTTAATGTTCGGTTCATATCATTTATGAGTTGATACAACGGGAGCATTAAGAATCAAAGCTGGTACACTAACTACAGACTTAGATGGAACTATTGTAGGAACGCAAACATAAAAAAAGAAAACGAATGCAAACGTAGTAGGAGGAATGATGGATATCAACAGACTTATAGAAAATAGTATGGCAGATAATGGAGTAGAAGTAATAACAGATACAGTATTACATGAAGCAGACGAAGGTAAAATGTATGTAGGAATAATAGTGTTAGCAGATGCAACTATAACAACAATAGATCTAGAACAAAGTACGGGTAATACTTTGGTAGGTGAAGTATTATTAGCTGGCTTAGCAATACCACTTAGATTTAAAAGTATCAAAATATCAGGGAAAGCAATAGCAGTTAAGGGGGCATAGTATGCATATAATAGCAGGAAACGACCCGGACAATAAACCAAGAGAAGTAGCGGTAGATATGAAAGGTGCTATAGATGTTAATGTACAAGATCAAACAACAGAAGTTGTAGATCTGTTATTATCCGTACCAATCCAACTTATAACGATTGTGACAGATACAGTTCTTTATCAGAGAACTATAACAATTGCAGCAGGACAAGCACCAGTAGCTGGCAGCTTAGTATGTTTAAAAGAAAACCAATCATTTTATCAAGGATTTATAATAACGGTAACTCCTAATGGTGGAGATTGGGATGTTGAACTAGATTCACCTTTGGACGCTGCATTTACAATATTGGGTGGATGCACAGAGAGAGAAGCGAATCTTGCTAAATTTGTAGGATCGGCAGCAAATCCAATAATAGCAAGTATATCACCAGCGGGGTTAGTTGATACTGATTGGCATTTAACAAGATTCATGGGAACTATGGTTCACAAATCAAATGGGTTAGATACTTTATTTGGAAGTTTAGCAGCTTTAACATATGGCGCTTTATTCAGAAGAGTAAATGGAAAAGTGAAAAATTTATTCAATGCAAAAACAAATGGTGATTTTAAATTAAGAATGTATGATGTTGATTACACTGATGCAGTTGGTGGAACATTAAGAGGTACAACTTTTAGAAGATCTCTAAATGGTAAAGATAAAAATGGAGTCGTACAAGAACTTATAGCAAGAAGTGGAGATACATTTGAATTAGTTATACAAGATGATTTAACAGCAGATTCAAATGAGTTAGCTTCTCTTTATTGCTGTGTTCAAGGTCACGTAGTACAATATTAGGAGGTTTCAATGAATCAACTAACAGCGCAAACTAAAACCTTCATATTATTAGATAGCCACTCTAGGTCAGGAACGATTCTTGACCCAAGTGGTGCTAAACAGAAGGATTACTTATTAAAGATGCCTTATATGTTTGATACGGCACAAAAACAAATAGCAACAGTAAAGAAAATAGTTAGAACAAAAAAGATTAGTCATGCAATGCCAATGAACAAATTAGAAAATCCAAAATATCAATTTGACATTATACAAAGCAATGGTGATGATCAAATATATAAAGTAGATAAAACAGCAAATGCTTATTATTTTGAAGTAGATGATGTATGCCAAGTTCTAATAGAAGAAGAAACTTCTGAGGATGTTTGGGATGTGTTAGAAACAATTAACAATCCATTGGTTAATGCTGGAGTATTTACACCTTACAAAGGCATTTTAACACCTTCAGACGAAGAAAATAACATTCGTATACGTTTCATAGGAAATACACTTTATAATCATAGGAATAGAGCATTATGGGGTGAGAAGTTCAGTGATGTAACAAGAGTACCTGACTATAACAGATATGTTCTTTATACAGTAGAAAAATTGTATCAATTAAGTAAAGTTATTTTAAAAGGTCAAGTATTCAATGGTCAAGCTTATGACAATACAGATGCATACTATTGGGAAAGACAAGATGTTATAGCAATTGGCTGGTACAATGTCGGTGAATACTCAATAGAATACTTTGCATATCCAAATGACATAACATCAACAACTGGTGATGATGTTGAGTTTGAAGTTGATATCGATGCACAAGAATTAATACCATCATATGCAGCGGCAATGTGTGTGCTGAATGAAAATAATGTTGTAGGTGATCGTTTATTAAATGAATATAATGTAAAATTAGCAAACTTAGATCCAAAAATTAAAAGAGGTTCAAACATCGTTAGAAATACAATGTTTACACTACCAAGAGGAAGAAAGCTTTATTAGGAGGTAAAAATGGCTTACAAGTACACTAAACCAAGATTTGCAACAAAACAAGCATATAACATACATCCTCCTAAAAATACGCTGTTCAATGGTGGTTTAGATTTGGTAACACCAGAGCATAAACTCCCTGATAGTAAAACATCAAACTGTAAAAACGTATGGTATAATGATGGAGAACTTGACAAAAGGTGGGGGCAAGATCATTTATTAGAATCAGAAGTTGTTGAAGCAGTATGCCATGCAGCTTATGAGTTTTTATATTTAGGATTTATAATTAAACACTCAGGAACAAAATTATACAAGCAAGATGTTACAACTGGAATAACGACAGAAATATACACAGGCTTAACAGAAGTAAGAGGTGTATTCTTCAAATTTAATCAAAATCTTTATTATTTACAAGCTGGAAAATATATTGAGTGGGATGGTGTCACAGCTTCTTTAGTTGAAGGATATATCCCAACAGTATTAATTAATCAAACAGCCGCAGGTGGTGGAGATAAAAATGAAGAATTTAACAGAATACAACCAGGTTTCATAACTTCATTAACTACAAATGGTGCTGATACTATTTATCCTTTAGCAGATACAGATTTAGATGCAACTGCAATAACAGGATCTAATGATGGTGGTGTGACTTTCACAATGATAGAAGGTGTTGATTTTACAGTAGATAGAGTAACTGGATTAGTAACCTATTCAGTAGCACCTATATTAGGAACAAATGTGTATAGAGTAAAAGCATATAAAACTGTTCAAGATGATATAGACTCTATTTTAAATTGTACAGCCGCTATGCCGTTCGGTGGTCAGAATGACAATAGAATCTTCTTTGGTGCAAATGGAACAGGAAAATACTTCTGGTCAGGAATTACAACAGCTGGTGTTGATCCAACATATTTCCCGTTTAATAATTTTAATATAGTGGCAAATGTAGATGAACCTATCTATGGCTTTGGAAGACATTATGACGTATTAGTTGTACTTAAGCAAAGAGATTTAATGGCAGTAACTTACTTCTTTAATGGAATTGTAGGAATATTCTCATCTTACTACATTAATTCACAGTATGGATGTGATAGTCCTCAGACAATTAAAACGGTTAATAATAATTTAGTATGGTTAAATTCTGTAGAAGGAGTGATCACGCTAATAGGTACAACGAATGAAAATCAAAGAAATGCATTTACATGTTCAAGAAATATAGATCCGATTCTACTTAAGCAAACAAATTTAAAAACAGCAACAGCGGTAGATTTTGATGGTAAGTATTGGTTGTGTGTAAATGATACAGTGTTTGTATGGGATTATTATATAAGTCCATATGTTGACACATATAACCCAGATCAATCAGCAGAGAGATTATCATGGTGGTATTTCACCAATATAGATGCTGCTGCATTTGTAAAAAATGACAATAAGTTGTATTATGGAAGTAGATTAGATGGAAAAACAGTGTTCTTTGATGTGACTAATACAGTATCGGTATTTGCTGATTTCGGACTAGGAATACCAGCATTATATTTATACCCGAGAAGACAATTAGGACAAGGAAGGTCAGAGTTTTCAGTTTTAAGAGGACATGTTGATGTAAGAGGTGATGAACTTACTAATCATTTAGTAAGGTATCTTACAAATGACCAACCAGATGGAGAACCAAAAACAGAAAATATAGTAGTAGGATCATTTACGTGGTTTCCATTTTCTTGGGCTGCTTTCACTTGGGGAGTTACAGGTCCATTAACATCATGGGTACTAGAACCATTCTTAAAAAACATACAATGGTTTGCAGTTGAGTTCTCAAATGACGAAGCAGGTAAATCTATGAATATAAGTTCAATGAGTTTTCAATATCAAATAACTAGAATTATACGATAGGAGGTATCATGCCAAAGTATGAAAGATTAAAAAAGCTAACAGACGAAGCTTATTCGGCTACAGTAGCAACATCAGAAGCAGCTATAAGAGCGCAAGTTGATGGTTCGATAGAAGAAATACAAGATATACTTTATTCAACAGAAAACGGAAAAGGTGCATCTCAAGTAGGTATAGAAGGTACATCGTATGAAACTGTTCAAGAAGTGGCAGAAGCTTTAGAAGCAGGCGGAACGGGAACTATACCACCAGCAAATAGTATTGGTAATGGTCAATTAAAAGATGATGTAAAAGTTGGTTCACTAGCAGCATTGTTAACTACTATTAAAACAAGTGTTGTAAATGCTATCAATGAATTGCTTGTTAACCTTAATATAGTAAGACTAACACCTACTGACACAGGTGCTGCTAATGCTTATGTAGTATCTACAGCGGGTACGTTTAGCAGAGTAGAAGGTAATACTTTTAGTTTCATCCCTTCTAATGCTAACACAGGTGCTTCTACTATCAATGAAGATGGCAATGGTATAGCAGACATTAGAAAATGGGTAGAAGGAGTATCAACAGCACTTGAAGAAGGTGACTTACCTAAATTTCAAAAGGCAGAATTAGTATGGAACAGTTCTGAAACGGATTTTTTCTATGCCCCTAAAGGCGGGGCGAATCCTATGGAACAATGGTTGAATACTACAAGTGTCGGAGATACTTCTTCACCTGAAGGTCTAGCACCTACTTCTAGAATTATTGTAAACGGTTCGGGGTGGATTGTTGGTTTGGGAAATCCATCGGCAATACAAGATGATTTTACATTAAAGGTTGATGGCGTTGGAATAATTGGAGATGGATTACAAAGTGTTTGTAACAAAGCTGATGAGTCAGGCGTTTTAGTAATGATTAGGTACGAATCTAGCTTTGAGTATAAAGATTACGATAACACATTTACTATATTTTATGTTGAAGGTGATGTATTTGAAGAAGCAACTCCAAAAATTGCATCAAATAGCGCTACAGGTGCTGCAACGAACGAAAAAATAAATGTAACAGGAGAAGGTTGGTTTTATGGTGGTGCAGCAAGAGGTAGGTTTGTTAGGATTGTAATAGACGGCGTTGAGGTTACAAGTGGTTTGGATATGGAATCAATGGTTTGCATGTTCAAGTTTAATGCAAGTTTATTATTACTCGATAGTCAAGCTACCGGAAGTGGAACATACTATTCATACACTTTATTACCATAGGAGGTTAATAATATGAGCGTTGTATTCGAAGGAATGAAAACAGGTGCAGAAATATGGGAATTTGTTAAGCACCCATTATTAAAAGAAGAACAGTATCAAAAAGATAGATTATATCAAGTTGAATCGGCTAATAAAAAAATGAAAAATGGAGTTATTAGCATAACATCAAAACTTGTTTTGACGGAAGAAGAGTTACAAGCACAATCAAAGCAAACCGAAATAGAAACACTTAAAAAATGGTTAGCAGATAGAAGAGATGCAGATTTAACAGATTACCCTGATGTACAAGCAGAAAAGGCAATTAAAAACGCTAGATTATTAGAACTTTTAGGATAGGAGGGCATAACATGAAATTTAATCTTCAACACTTTGCAATAGTTAAAGATCCATTCGGTGATGATTTAGAATTAAAAAATGCCGTTATACCTAACCCACCAGGACAATTAAAAACAGTACCAACGACAAATATACTAAAACCAGTAGAAACACCAGCACTACGTGATTTAACAACAAGACCATATACAACTGCTGACCCCGGAACATATGCGGAAGGTCAAGCATTCAAAGCAGCAGAAGATGCTAAAAAAGCAGCTGAGCAAGCTACAATAACAGATGATTCATTAATAGGAACTGAAACAGAAACAACTAGAGATGCAGATGCAATAGCTATGCAGGATGCAATAAATGGAAATGGAAGTGATCAAGAAATATCTAATGTTTTAGAAACACCTAAAACAACTAATATATCAGAATTAATACAAAGAAGAAATGCAGAAGCAACAAAGAATATAGTAGCAAAAATAAGAGAATACATAGCAGCTGGAAAAGCTACTCAACAAGACATTATAGAAGATGCACCTGGAGAATTTGATCCATTGAGAGCGGAATCAGAAGTTGGGAAAGCACAACAACTTAAAACTGCATTAGAAATATCTGCTAATCAGGGGGATAGGGGAGGTATTGGAAGACAAACAGCCTTAGATACTCAAACGGCTGGTGCGAAAAGATTAACTCAAATAAATTTAGCACAAAAAAAGGTTATAGGAAATGCAAAAAAAGAAATAGCAAGATTAGAAAGTGAAGGTAAATTCCAAGAAGCACAAGCAGTAGCAGCACAAGCTTCTCAAGAACTTGAACAACTAATCATCCAAGCACAAAATGATGAAGCAATAGCAAGAGAAGATAGATCAATAGCAAGACAAGAAACAATAAGACAAGAAGACCTAGCAACAAGAGAAGAAGACAAAGCTTTTGATGAACAACTAGCAAATATAACTCAGTATAGCAATGACTATACAGCTGAAATAAATAGAAGACTAGGAACACCTGATACAGAAGATGATAAACTAATTCCTTATCTTGAAACAGCTAAACAAAATAAATTAGCTGGAATAGCTGAAGGAGAAACACAATCAGTAGTAGATGCTAAAAACCAAGCTTTCAGCAAATGGAATGCAGGTATTCCACTTAGTCAAGAAGAAATGGATCTAATAGGTTCAAGCAGATCGACCAAACCTGTAAGAACTACATCAAGTGGTGGTGGAACAACTCAATCACAACTATTCGCACAAGCTGATAAAAAAGTGAATAGAGGTATTCCATTAACCGCAGCAGAAGCACAAGTATATGGAGTTGAAACAGGTTATGTTGATCCTAACTTTGAAGAATCTACAGCACCAGAAGACGAACCGATAGAGGATATTTATCCAGACTCTACATTTACGTCTAACATTGCACAAAGACTAAGAGGTACAGACGAAGATACACCTTTAGCAGTAATTAATGAAATAGTAGCAAGTGCTTTAATGGAACAAGTAAGAGATGGTACGATTTCAAACACTGTTCAATTTGAAAGATTAAAAACAAGATATAATATAAGTGATGCAGAAATTGATGCTATAATTGAACGAGAAGAAAGAAGAAGTGGAAGTAGAGTATTAGAGAAAATTGGACAAGAAAATTAGCAGGAGGTTAATATGGATTTATTTGATAGAATCAAAGGAGAAACAGAAGTAGAAGAAAATGAAAATATTAACCTTTTCGATAGAATAAAAGGTGGGGTGAGTACTTCGGGTGCTGCTCCATCTGCTATTGCTGATACAATTGAGCCTGTAAGACCTACTAGAACGTTTAAAAAAATAGAAGCTCCTGCATTACCAGATATATCGCAAGTGACAACTGTAGCACCAAAACAACTACCAGGTCCTTTTGATAGTTTCAAAGCACTATCAACAGTAATACCGAAACCAAGAGATACAACAGTTCGAATTGATGATAAAGCAGGTAAAGCTGGAACTATTTTTAAACCAGGCGGTCCGAAAGCTTTTGATCAAGTTGAAAGAAGACAAGAAAAAGAAGCAAAACAATTATTGATAGAAGAAAAAGAAGAAAAAAGAAAAACAACTTTAAAAGGTGCTGAGGAACGGTTAAAGAACCTCATAGAGGAAGATAAACAAAAGTTTGGTGTAAATGTAGCCGAACCTGATTTCGCAGAACAAAACAGACTCAGAGACGCAATTTTAGAAGCTAGAAATGTAATAACTTCTAATCAACCAGGATTCACTACAGGTGTACGTGAAACTTTTAATTTTGAACCTACTGCAAAATTTGGAGCACAACAATCGACACTAGAAAGAAAAACAGCAAGTGATATAGCAAAAGAAGAAGCTAAAACACAAAAAGGATTTACAACTGGTAGAGTAGTGAGTGAAATCGGTAAACAAGCAGCTTTATACGCTACCGTTGGCGCAGCACTTAAAGGAACATCATTCTTTACAGGATTAGCTAAAAAGTTCGGTGGGGGAAGATTAGCAACGTTTGGTGCTGAACAAATAGCGGATTTATTTATAGATGCAGTTATCCAAACACCTCAAGAATTGTTGAGAGGTGACACAATAGGCAAAATAGGCTGGAATAGAGTGTTTGATATCGGAATAAACTTAGGTGTAGGTGTTGGTGGTGAATTTTTTAAATCACTAAAAAATGCAGATCCACAAGGATTTGAAAAGGCACTTAAACAAGCATCTCCAGAACAAGCAAAATCTATTCAGCAGGAATTAGGATTGCCAGAGGGAACTACAGCACAACAATACGTAAAAGAATTAGAAAAAAATGCAGACATTTTATCTAAACCAGCAAGAACTGTTGATGTTGAAGATTATTACAAACAATTTGATGACCCTAAAACAATAGCTGCTAGTTTTAATGAATGGAGAGCAAAAAACTTCGGTGGTGCATATGGTAAAGTATCAGACGAAGAGTTTAAAACATTAAAAGACTTATACAAAGAAGATACAGGTATTGATATAGATGAATTATTTGATGTAGGAAGACAAACAAACTTTAATGAATTGTTAAAAAATCCACCTGCAAAACAAATAGTATCACCAGCTACAGAAGCGGTAACAAAACAAGAGCCTGTAAAATCATCTGATAGTTTATTTGATAGAGTGAAAGGAAGTGCAAACCCTAAAGCAACTACAAAAGAATTGGATGATATCATAAAAAATGCCCAATCTGGAAAATTAGCACCGATACCAAAACCAGATACAATTAAGAATTTACCGTTAACTAATCAACTAGATACTAAAGTAGCGAGAGTGTTGACAGAATCAGAACCAACACTAAAGCAACCTTTCGGAAGAAAAATAGATAGAATCTTACAAGAAATAGATTCTAAGTATACTGATATCGAAAAAGGTAGTCAAACATTAGCAGCACAATCTTCTAACTTAAACAGAGTGCAAGGAACAATACAAGCAAATATTGAAACGGCACAAACTAACATGAGAGGTGAATCGATTGGAAAATCGTTAAATGATATATTCAAAGATGTTAAGAAAACAGAAAAACAAATATTGTTTGAATCAGCTTTCCATCGACACAATATTGACAGAATGGCACAAGGAAAACCAATCTTTGGTGAAAGTGTTACAGCTGCGGATAGTAGACAATTTGTAGCAAACTTTACTGAAGAGTACCCACATTTAGTTGAAGCAAGTGAAGATATTCCAAAGTATATGAACAATCTATTAAATGAGTGGGCTGTACCTGGTGGACTTACAAGTAGAGAAACGGCAGACTTTTTACAAGATATGTATAAAAATTATGTACCAGCTGCAAAAGTTGGGAAAATAGAAAAAGTAGTTAGTGGTAAGAAAAGTCTAATACCACAAGTTATAAAGAAAGCTACAGGCGGAAATAGTGATTTAGCACCATTAGATCAATCTATGTTACAAGCTACTGAAAGATTTATAAAAAATAGTCAAAAAAATCAAATGATGAATACAATAGCTGATGGATTCACTTCTGGAGATGCGATAGTAAAAGGTGTTATAGATGTAAGACCAGCTAGCACACAAACTGTAATAAAAGAAGGGACTGACATTAGTACTATAGGTAAACGATTAGAAGAAACACCAGCTCTTATAGGTGATGAACAAATAGTTAACTTCTATAAAAATGGTAGACCAATGGAAATGATAGTAGATAAAAACTTATATGCTGCATTAAAACCAGAAGCAATGAATGCAGTAGTAGCTGGTACAGCAAAAGTATTAAGAAAATTTATTTCGAATCCGATGAAAGCATTGATCACTAAATATAACTTAGGTTTTGCAATCGCAAACCCATTAAGAGACTTTCCGACAGCTGTAGCACGTTCTGATAATGCAATAAGTATGTTTAAATCAGCACCAGAAGCAGCTAAAGAAATGTTAACAAATGGTCCTAAGTGGAAACAATATCAAGCATTAGGTGGTTCAAATGCCGGATTGATAGGATCATTAAATGATTACAAAATACCAACTAAGGGTGGAGCGTTAAAACCTATGAGTGCTTTAGAAAACTTAACGGCTGGTAATCCTATAAAAGGCGCACTACAGACAACTGAAGCTATAAATGGATTTGTTGAGAATTTACCAAGATTCTCAGAGTTTGTAGCAGTATTAAAGAAAACAAATGATCCAGCGTTAGCAATGTACAAAGCTGCTGAATTAACAACAGACTTTGCAAGACATGGAAATATAACAAAAGTTGCAGATTCGGGAATTTTATATCTTAATGCAGCAACACAAGGTATTAGTAGAACGATAAGAGATGTAACGAGAGGTAATTTTAAATCTTTGGCAAGACTTGGAGCTGGTGCAGGAATGGCAATCACTTTGCCTACGATGATTCAAGATTTTGTACTTAAAGACAATGAAGCGTATCAAAGTTTGTCAGAGAGAGAAAGAAATTTATATTTCCAAATCCCTTATACAGATAAAAATGGCGAACAAAAATTCTTAAGAATACCTAAGTCTAGAGAACTTGGAGTTATATTCAGTAGTTTATATGATTGGGCTGCAAGAAAAGCGAGAGGTCAAGAAGTTACAGCGAAAGAAGTTGTAAACACTGTAAAAGAAAACTTTATGATTTCTACAGATAATGTATTCAAACCTTTGAAACAAGCATTGAATCAAATAGCCGATCCAGAAGCATTAGAAACAAATTGGTTTGGTGGTTTGATAGTAGATCAAAAAGTAAGAGGTTATAGTCCTGGTCAACAATACGACATGAACTCTTCAAAGTTAGCGAAAAAAATAGGTGAGATATTTAATATATCACCATTTGTAACAGATTATCTTTTAGATAGTTACACTGGTATTATAGGAGATGTTTATATTCCTACATCGGCTGATAGATATAGTAGTCCGTTCGCATCAATTGAAAGAAGGTTTACAACAGACCCGGTATTTAAAAATGATTATGCTAATCAATTCTATACATTGTTAGATGATGCAACAAAAGCAGCGAATGACTATAATAGAGAAAATGATTTAATTACTAGTGGAAAAGGTAACATAGTTACACCACTAGAAAAAGAAGCAGCTAAGTTGAGAAAGATATCAGCAGAAATGTCTAAAATCAGAAAAGAACAAAGATTATTACAAACAGACAAAGCAAATGATGATAAAGTAAGAGAACTGCAAAAGATGCTGAACGAACTAGCGAAGAAAGCGATTGGTGATAATAAATGATTCGTGATATAATCTATTATATGGTAAATAATACAATATTAATATTTATGGTAATATTATTTGTGTTACTGGTATTTACGGAAATACGAGATAAAATTGATAAGTGGAGGATCAAGCATGGACATAGCTAATGTTGCATCTACATTAATAGAATCAGCCTTAGTAGTAGGGTTAATAATGGCGATTTGGAAAAAACATAGTGTGAATGTTAAAAAAAATTCAAGTGATATAGAAATAATTCAAAAAGATTATATTACTAAGAACGATTTAGAAAAACACAAAGAATCAATTGATGGCAACATGAAGGAACAAAAAGCACATGTTGAATCTAGATTGAAAGAACATAAAGAAGATTGGCAACGTGCGTTTGATCAACTGTTAGAAATGCTAGGAAAAAATGACGAGAAAACTGGTGAGATATTAAAAATAGTGTTGGAGGACAGGAGGAAAAAATGAGACATAAAATAATATGCACCTTGTTAGTTATGGCTTTATTAATAACATCAGTTGCTTTTGCTGCAATGGACAAACCTCTATTGAGTGAAGCTTCTTACCAGGACTTAATAGCCTTAGAGGATATAGGTCCAGTACTCGCTAATAGAATAATAGATTACATAAAGATTAACCCTGATTATTCTATAGATGATATCATTTTAATCAAAAGTATTGGATCGTTAAGAATGAAGACAATTAAAAGAAATTACAGATAAAATGCTCTTTACGAGCATTTTTTTAATATTTATGGTATATTTATATACAAAAGGAGGGAAAAATGAAATTTGACAAAAAAGGATTTCTAACAGAATGTAGTATACCATTCAGAAAAGACTTGATACCAGCAGCTACATTAAAAGGTAGGAAAAGATTTAAATTAACAGACCCTTATTATGTAACTGTACACAATCCGGGGAATAAAGGAACAGCAGAAGAACAATCGCATTATGTTGATTATTCAACTAGATATGCAGATTGGACATGGACCATTGGAAATAATATAGTATTACAAGAAATGTCTATACTAGTCAATACGTGGCACGCTGGTGATGGGACACATGGAACTGGTAATAGATGCTCACTATCTATAGAAGTAGAAGAAACACCAGAAGCAGAAAAAACTGCACAAATATTCCTAAGAGAGTTATTAGAATATTTCCCGAACATGACAATATATCCGCATAAACATTGGTCGGATAAAGAGTGTCCAAGAATGATATTACCACATTGGAAACAATTTATTAAAATGATAGAGTCAGACGAAATTATAACTATGGAGGTGGAAACTATGTTAACAAACAAAGAGAAACAATCAGTATTAAAAAGTGAAGGATTCTACAAAGGTGCAATTGATGGAGATTTCGGACCTAAAAGCCAAGCTGCAAGAAAAGCATTTGCAGAAGCAAAAATGGAAGAAATCTTTAATGGTGAAACTGATATGCTATTAGAAGATCAAGTAAAACTAAATACTCAAAGAATTGATAACCTTGAAAAAAAGTTATAGAGCCAATCAATTATTTTTATGATGGAATATACTTCGAAGAAATAAAAGTTGAAAGTTTAAAAGGATCATTGCTTGCAGGTAATGCTGAAGTAGCTCTTAAACATTTTGATAAATTTATGAATGCTACATTTGTATGGTGGGAAGATAAAGCAAGAACAAAACCATATCCATTAAGTCCTTTAAAATCTGATGGAGAAATACTATCAAATAATATACTAACGAACTTTGATGGAGAACCAATGGCAATGTTTATTGTTTATACTGATCACTCAGTAGGTATTGAAGTATTAAGCACATTGTATAATAGACCAGATATTAAATTAGCGATTGGCGGAATATCATTTGAACCAACAATATCATTTGAAGGATTCGAAACAAAAAACATTCCTTCTCTAGATTACGAAACATTCAGAATCGGTATTGCGTATAATTATGATACAAAAAAATTAGTTATGTTTGCAACAGCTGAGAAAATGACAATTTACGAATTAAACAGAAGATTGCAGCCTTTACCTTTAAAAAACAAATTTGGTATAGACTCAGGCGGATCAGCTCAATATAGATACGGAAACATGGCAAGAGGAACAACAAGAGTTATGATAGGATGGTTACACTGGTAGACTTGGAGGTCTAAAATGAAATATAGAAAGAAACCTGTAGTTATTGAAGCGATGCAATTTAGATGGGACACTCGAAAAGAAGTTAGAGATTTTATAAATGATGGTTCTTATGGTGGTGAAGTAAATGTTGATGAAAATGGCAAAGTTAATGATGATGGTATGGAAATAGGATTAATCATTAAAACACTAGAAGGTGATCATCTTGCTAATGCTGGTGATTATATCATCAAAGGTGTAAAAGGTGAATTTTATCCTTGTAAGCCTGATATCTTTGAAATGACTTACGAAAAAGTATTTCAACCAGAAGACTCATCAAAAGACTCGGAGGTCTAAATGAATAATTATATAGGAACGAAACAAATCAAAGCAGAGTCAATGAGAAAAGAAGCATTTGAAAACTTTAAGACAGGCAGAGATTTTACAGAAAATCATATAGATGATTCTGAAGAAGGTTACAAAGTAGAATATCCTGATGGATATATAAGCTGGTCACCGAAAGAAACTTTTGAAGCTGCATACAGAACTAATGGTAATTACACTTATGGTCATGCTGTCCTATTATCAAAGCAAGGTAAGAAATTACAAAGAGTTGGATGGAATGGTTCTGGAATGTATTTCTATTATGTAGAAGGTAATACATATCCAGCAAATACAGAAATAGCAAGACGAGAGTTTGGTGAGAATGTTCCATACAGACCATACTTAGCATTAAAAACAGCACAAAATGATATAGCTATGTGGTCACCTTCTACAAGTGATTGTTTGGCTGAAGATTGGCAAGTTGTAGACTAGGAGGAAACCATGAAAGAAAATTTAATACCTTTATTAACCTTAATTGTCATATCGGTAGTACTATTGACAGTAGTGATAGGATTTAAGAAATTATTCAAGTACTTTGTAAATGAAGAATGGAAACAAGGAAAGTTCGGAGTTCCTTTAGCTGTAGTCTTTGGGTTACTATATGGTTTTACTGCTCGTATTGGGATTGTAACATCTTTTATGTTATTAATGGGTATTACATTGGAGTTAGGCAAGTTATTCTTATTCGTGGATATTTTAGCTTGCTCAATGATATTATCGCAAGGACCATACGGATTGATACAGATTGCAACTAAATCTGTAGATACATTAATTAATATGAGAAAATTAAAAAAACGGTTAAATGAAGAATTATTAATTTATAGAAGTGATCCAGTGGCTAAAGTTCCAGATATTAAATTTATAGACAAATCATAATATTAGTAGTATGATAGATTTATTAATTGAAAGGAGATGATGAATAGTGATTTTAATGATTAGCTTTTTACTTTCTGTATTATATGTTTCTATGATCGAGTTAGAATGTAATATAAAGATTCCTTGTATATACGGATTACAGAAATCTGATAAGCGACATTCAAATGCAATGTATTCATCAGGATTCGTTTAGCATCAGGAACACTCGATAAACCAATGCGATCGAAATGGGATCGAAAATAATATAATCAAAATCCTTGTCAGAAGATAAGGATTTTTTAATGCAAATAAAATCAAATGTTTACCAACGCGAACAAGTATGATAAGATGTATATATTCAGTGGTAGTAATCAATTCCTAGGTAAAGTTGATTTTAAAGGTTTACGTAAATACCACACGCTGTTATACAGTGCTATAAAAGAAAGGCTGCGGAATGGCGGTCTTTTTTTATTAGAAAGAAAGTAAAAGCTTTATCAAAGAATACAAGTGTGCTATAATAAAGTTATCAAATTAATTAGGTAAATTTTTCAACGTCAACATTTAAAAAGAGTCTACAGTCTATAGGCTCTTTTTAAATGCAAAAAAACAAAGCTTTACCAACATGAATAAATATGATAAGATGTAATTGTTTAATACCTCTTTATTTTAATAGTGTAGTGATGAAAAAGAAAAGCATCCTTCGACCAGATGCCTTTCTTTTTTTTAATTGACATGTAATGTGATGTATGTTATTGTAATGTAAACAGGAGGGCAATATGAGAAAGAATTATAGAGGTAGATGGTACATTAATTCAAACGTAGAACTATATGATATAAATGGAAAGCTAATCGGATTAAAAGGTTGGGACTCGGAAAACCAAGTATACACAAAATGTATTCAATTGGATGATGATTATAAAACAATATTAAAAGATAACATAACGGTAAGACCAATATTTTGTGAAGAAGAATTATTAAAGTTGATTGTAATTAAAGACTAGAATGTTTCACGTGAAACATAGGAGGATTCAATGATAGGTAAAATAATATTTGATAAAGCGAAAGTTAAGTCTTGGATCAACAGGCAGCTAAAATCTAAAAATGGATTGATGGTTGATATTGCCACTGGAATAATTGGAAATGGATATGTATTTTTTAAAATAGATATCATCATTGACAAAGCGTTAAAAGAAAAAGGAATAACAAAAACAGGTGTACATAGAATTTATCAAGAATTAAGACAAGCATCAAGAGTTAAAATGACACAAGCATGGTTCAAACATTTAGAACTATCAAGAGACTACACAAGCTTCACAGACACAAAACACATTTATATTGATCACAAGTACCAAGCAAAGAAAACAACTCACTACAGAGTACTAGAACACCTAAACGATTACACTTATATAAAACAAGACATTTTAGAACTATTCAAAGACTCTTGGAATCTCCAAAGATTCGATATGAGAGTAGACACCAACAGTAAGAAATCAATAAGTCCAATAATATTCAAATACGGAAGTGATCCAATAGCAATCATATGCACAGAAAGAACAGACTACCCAAGATACAGACCAACACCAACTGAGAGACTTGATTAATCGATAGGAGAGATTATGAAAATAATAAAAAGATATCCACCTAAAAAGTGTAATGCAATTTGTAAATTGATTGAAACTTTTAAAAAAAGAATAAAAGTTTATACAGATAATAAGGAACATAAAGCGTTCTGCAAAAAATGTAGAGTGAAATTCACGTACAAGAAATCTGATGTAAAAGACGAATCGTTTATGGGTTGGCATGGTTGGGCATCGTGGTATGAAGTGAAATGTCCAAGCTGCGAAGAAGGTGTAAGGGTACATAAATTATGAAAGATAGAGGATCTGATGGAAAAACTAAGTAGAAAAACTACAGATTTAATGGACAAAGTAGCAAGACTAATGGTATTAGAAATTACAACAGATAAAGAATCTGTAAAAGAAGAAGCAAACGAAATACTCTTAGAAATAATAAAAGAACATGTACCAGGTGGCATAATAATAAACAAATACTATGAGAAGATAATGAATCTATAAAATGAAAGATAGAGGGTATTAATATGTATAAAACTTTTACATTAGAAAACGAAGAACTTAAATGTTGCAGTATTGATAAGATGGAAAAAGTAAGACAAAAAACAAAATTTAAAAAATGGCTGCAAAAGATATTGATTAAATTATTATACAAATTTGATTTAGTTAGAGATATAGAAATAACAGCCAATAACTTTAAAGAAGTAACTATCAGTTTTGACAAAGTTTATGAAATGATAGATAGGAAAATGCAAGAAGAAATTTATTTCAAATACAGAGATGAAAGAAGTTTCTTGCTGCTAATCGGTCGTGATCACATGAAGAAATTAACAAATGAAGACATGGACGAACAATTAAACTTTCTAATGCCATATGAAATGGATGGAAGTTTAGGGAGAAAATATAAAGAAATAGAAGTTGTTATGATACCGAGATTCAAAGGATTAGTATTATTGGAAAAGAAATGCCTAGAACAAAAACAAGAAACGTACAGTTATAATCAACATCTAAGATATGAAAGATAGAGGTCGCTATGGGAAATTTAGCAGGTGAACGATATACTTACGATTACCATGATGGATATAGAAAAGGATATTCAGCAGGTCAAGAATCTGTAAGAGAAATGCAAGATCAAGTATTAAAGATGTTTGGACAAATAAATTATAAGTATATAGTAGTAACACAAGAAGTTTATGACAAGTTAAAATCAGAAGGTAAGTTACTATAAAATTTGAAAGATAGAGGTAATCATGGAAAAAGACACTAAAGAAACTAAAGAAAAGAACTGTGGAAATTGTGAGTTCTCAACACTAGGTAGAATAGAAGGTTTCAGATTATGTGGAATAAACTTCAATAAAATAAAACAAAAATCAGATGTATGTGATGATCATGAAGAAGAATAGGAATGAGGTTAACATGAAACATATAACCGATACATTCAAAAGATGGTTAAAAGAAAGTGGTTACAATGGAGAACCTAAAACCTATTTAAGATACCAACATATAATAGATGAATACATAATGGATATAGAAGAGGGTTATCCTTATAAAGATAAAGATGGGTGTATAAATGATTAAATTAACAGTACCTAAAAGAGATTTCGAAATACTATTAGCAGAGAAGGGACTCACTCAATCGGACATAGCAAAAAAATTAAAGATCAGCAGAAACCAAATAACAGCATTAAAAAACAGAAACAATGGACCAATCGGAGAAATAAAGATTAGAAAAATGTGTAAGCTAATGGATATTAAATTTGATGATTATTTTAAGAAGGTGAGTAAATGAAATATATAGTTTGTTTTAGTGGTGGAAAAGCATCTGCAATGGCGGCAATAAAAGTAGTAATGAAATATGGAAAAGAAAATGTAATTTTACTAAATCATAATATTACTTCAAAAGTAGAAGACTCGGACATTCAAAGATTTAAAGAAGCGGTTGCTGCTTTCCTAGGATTAGAAATCGTTTATGCGAATATGGAAGATTGGGAAGATAAAGACCAGTTTGACGTATGTTTAGAAAAAGGTGGATTCCAATTCCAAGCAGGAAAAGCAATTTGTACATACAATATGAAAACATTACCTTTCTACAAATGGTTAAAAGAAAATTACCCAGTGATACCGGGAGAAATAAGAGATGATGTTATTATAATTTATGGCTACGATCCAGAAGAAACGGAACGTATTACCAATAGAAAACAATATTTATATGCTCAAGGCTACATGACGGAATTTCCTTTAACTTGGGAAGAAACGGATATAAAAAAAGTAGAAGACGTAGGAATCCAAGAACCAAGCACCTACAAAATACACAAACATGCGAATTGCAAATGTTGCATTAAAGCAGGCAAGCAAAGCTGGTATTTAAATTATTGTCTATATCCAGAAATATTTGAAAAAGCAAAACAAACAGAATTATCATTGGGACACTCTATAATTAAAGATATATTCCTTTATGAATTAGAACCAAAGTTTGAAGAAATGAAAAAAAGAGATATTGAAGCAACTGAAAAAGTAGACCAATATACATTCTGGAAAACAGCAAGAAGAGTATTAAAAGAAGATCCAAACCAAATAAGGATGCCGTGTGATTGCGGATTTTAATAACACTCATAGATATGGAGGTATATATGAATTGGAGATATAGCGAAAGTTTTGCAGGTATAGGAGCTTTAGGAAAGGCTATACATAGAGTAGCAAACAGGCATGGAGATTCAGCAGAACTGCAATGGTATTCAGAAATAGAAAATCATGTGTCAGAACAATTTGCAGCAATACACGGAGTAAGTGAAGAACTGAATATAGGAGATATAACAAAGAAAAGAGAAATAAAGCCAGTAGATTTTTTCTGGATGAGTCCTCCGTGCCAGCCATTTACTTTTTCGGGTTTAAGAGAAGGAACTACAATAGAAAAAGGAATGCTATTTTATCACTCTTTAGAAAAATTAATCCAAAGCAATGCAAAATATTCGATAATGGAAAACGTACAAGGACTACCATCTGGAGACACGAAGAAAGATTTTAATGATATGCTTAAAGCTTTAGAAGCTGCCGGATACGTAAATGATTGGAAAATATTAAGAGGTGACGAGTTCAATATACCACAAGGAAGACCAAGAGTGTTTGTGGTATCTATAAGAAAAGATATCTATGACAGTGGTAAACGATTTGAATTTCCACAACCAAAAAAACTTACAACTTTATTTAAAGATATATTGGAAGATCATGTTGAAGAAAAATATTTTTTATCTGACAAAATGCTAGAAAATTTCAATGTTAAAATAACATCTGGAAATCAAATAGGATTTATAAATCAAGATACGCAAGCATCTAAGGTTTATAATATAGAAAGAATAGCACCGACATTATGCTCTGGAACTCACGGATATGCAAATGGTTATATATATGTCCCTACATTAACTAAACAAGGGTTTCAAAAGGCATATGAAGGTGATGCAATAAGATTAGACAGACTCGGTTCTGATAATCCTACGGGCAGAGGTAGAGTTAATAAAAAAGTAAGTATGACTCTTTTAACGGCTTGTAATGTCGGTACTATGCAAGATGGTAGTATAAGAAAAATAACGCCGCTAGAAACATATAGACTAGATGGATTTGATGATGATGATTTTTATAAAGCAAAGAATAGTGGAAAAGGAAAAACAGATACTCAATTATATTTTACAGGCGGAAATACTGTAATTGTAAATGTAATAGAAGAAATGTTAGAAAATCTTTTGTATGATCGTAAGCAAGACGGACAACAATTATCACTATTTTAGAAAGGAATAATCATGGCTAAAGACTATAACAACATAGTAGTATTAAACAATCGTATTGATCAACTTAATAAGCAAGAAGATATAGTCTATAAAGCCTTTGATTATATCTATTTAAAATTAATGTTAATTCCAAAAGCTTATATAATCAGAAGAGAGATTAAAAAGCTAGAAAAACACTTCTTCAAAGACAACCAATTAATATATGAATTAGAAGAAGCTGCAAAGGTAATTGATCGCATGGGATTAGATTCATACCTGGATCATTGGAAAGAAACCAAAGGATTGTATATATTCACTCGAGAACCCCATGAATTAACAGATATTTACCCATCATCAAAATATAACAAAGATTGAATAGATAGCACTAGATAATATATAAATATCGCTACAGGGCAAAAAAAGCACATAAAAAGACTATATTAATGATAACGATTCTATAAAGAGTCGTTATTTTAAGTTGAACAAATAAAAATAAATGCAAAAAAGGGTTGAAAAGGGACACGATAAGATGTATAATAGTGTAAAGGAGGGACATATGAAAGAATTTAAAGACGAACGATATACAATGAGCGGTGCAGCATTAATATTAAAAGTATCATTAAGAACTATAAAAAGATGGGTAGCAGAAGGAATCATTGAATCATACAAACCCGCAGGCGTTAGATTTATAAAAAGAAGTGAAGTTAAAAGAATGTGGTACGGTACATCAAAGGAGGACTAAATGTTCGATGTGATATTTTATACATGTGTAGCAATATTCATTTATCTTCTTGTAAAGCTCGACAAATGGATCGAGAAGATGAAAACAAAGTACTATGAAAAACGTCAAGTAGAAGAAAACAAGAAATCTTTAGTAATTGGCATGATGAAGTTATAAACAATATCCACAGACTTATACACAATATGGAGGTATTAATATGAACCCATGTATGGAACAGTGTAAAAAATGTTGTCATATAAAGGTATGTAGATTTTTAAACGAGATGATGGATACAGAAATAGAAACCGACAAAATGAACAAAGAGACGCCATTTACAGTAACAATCGAATGTCCACATGCTGAATATATAAGCAAACCAGAATTTGTAGATTTGTAAGGAGTAAATCATGGAAAGACAACCTATACCTAAACCAGCACCAAGAGAAAAGAAACAACCAAAACCATTGAAGAGATCATATATTAAGAACAAACCTCAGAAACCTTTGAAAAGAACACCGCTCAAACAATCTCAAAAACCTCTGAAACGTTCTTATATAAAAACTACGATTAAAAAAGTAGTGAGGATGCCAAGCATCATGCAAGATGTAGAAGAACCTTATTTCATTCTCAATGGTCACGCTGGAGAAAGTTTAGATAAACACGAACCCATCTGCGGATGCAACAAAGAAACTTCAATGTTAAACGGTTTATGGATTTATGTATATAGGACAGACCACTCATGGTTAGACTCAAAAGATGGCGCATCATACAATAATAATCTTAAGAAACAAGTTCAAAGACGTTGGTTAGAATTAAATAACAACAACATGGAAGAATGGATCAAGATGATTGGGCAAAACTTCTTATGGGAGGAATAATAAAAATGAACGAATATGATTTTAATCACTATAAAGAAGAAAATATCCAAAGATCAAGCAATTTCCAACTAAGCACAAAGAAAATTAAAAAGATGTGGAATCATGCAAAGAAGTATAAATCTCAAAGTGAACAACTTCAATATCAATTAATGTATCAAGAATCAATAGCAAGTTAATAGGATGTAACTACCTATAAGATAAAGAGGTCAATATGAAAAAATATAAGTATTGTTTAATAGTAAGTCAATATTATCATTCGAGAAATATGGCGATAATAGAAGTTGAAGAAGACTTTATAGAAAAGGCGAAACAATTTACAAATGAGTTAACAAAATATAAAAATGGACACGAAAAAATAGGAGAATACTCAGGTGATTTAGATTATGGCGAAGTTTATCCAGCTGCTGACATGAGAAGAAGATATAATGTAAATACCAGAGCCGGAGATATGTATTTTATTAATTCTGATTCGATTAAAAATTTAGTCAAAGAAATCTCAGAACAACACGAAGAAATAAAACGACATTCGAAAGGATATATTAAAAAATTCATCATAGAAAGCATTCGTAATAATCATGATGAGAAAGAATTCAAAAAAATAGTAGGAAAATACTTCACGGAAATATAAAAGAAAGATAGAGGTCAACATGAAAAAGCAAACCATAAAGCAAAAACACAACAGCATTAAAAGCAACATAAAAACTCTTAGAACCAAAATAGAGCAAATGAAGTTAACTATAAAAAACGAAAGATAGAGGTAGTTATGAGTGGTTGGGCATGGAATCAAGTATTAAAAGGAATACCACCAAAAACAGAACAAGAGAAAAAAGATGAAAAATGGCTAAAAGAAATGAAAGAACACTTTGAAATAAAAAGAATTAATAAAATAGAAAGATAGAGGTATCTAATGAAAGTTGAAAAAGTAAGAGGTCACATAGAGTTAACAACCAATCAAGGCGTACTACTCAAAATAGAAGAGTGCAAAGATGGAATACACATCGTCTGTGGAACTGGTAACATAGAAACGCTTAATACTAGTGGTAAAGGAATAATAGTAATTTCAGACGAATCTAACAAGTTTTAGAGGTAAACATTAACACACTATAAAGAATAAATAGAGGACGATATGAAAATACATGATCTAAAAACATTACCAAAATATTTCAATTCAGTATTAAACGGAAAGAAGAAATTTGAAGTAAGAAAAGATGATAGAGGTGGATTTCAAATAAATGATATCCTATTACTACAAGAATACAAACCAAAAGTATATGACTCAGAAAAATGTACTATTAAAGGATCACCAGGTAAATACACTCGCAGAGAAATAGCAGCAAAAGTAACTTATGTACTAAGTGATGGATCATTTGTAAAGGCTGGTTACGCAATTATGTCGATAGAGGTACTTTGTGTAAGTGACGATGGAATCAGCTATACAAGAGAAAATAGAGGTACTAATGGCTGCGAATAAGATTGAAAAAGCATTTAATGAAATGAAAAGCATATGTAAGAAAAAAGTAATATGTCAACAATGCGAATTACACTACATATGCAAAGTAATAAGATCTACAACAATGTTACCATCTGATTGGGAGATAAAACAATGACTCATTATATAATACTAATAATATTGATTGCTTTAATCATCTGGACTATTAACCAAGATAAAAAGGAAGGGATAGGCTATGGAGCTGGATCAACTAGAACAACAAAGAGATAACATGCTCAAGAAGGTTAACGAGTTAGTAGAAGAAAAAAAGAAGTTGGGCAGCGAGTATATAGACCTAAACAGAAAATATAAATATGAATTAACAAACAAAATTGCTATCCTTTCATATGAAGGGTTAGAAATGACCAACTACAGAACAGCACCAGTACCGTTCTCAACAGCAAAAGAAATGGCGCAAGGCATAGCAAGTGTATGTGACTTAGAAGCGCTAAGAGACACTAAGAAGCTATTAGGCGAGTATGTCCAAGAACAAATATACTCATTAAAGATTGATATTAAAATAAGAGAAAACGACATTACATCAATACGAAAAGGGAGTTAATCATGAAAAATAAAAAACTTATGGAAAAGGTATTAGAATATTATAGAGAAGTTAAGTTTACAGCAGATTACAAAGAAAAAGCATTAACAATGGATCAATTTCTATTATTAGAACTCACTGAACATGTCTTACAAAACGAACCAGAAGCAGCTGAAACGTTCGCAAGATATGCCGAAATAGTAAAAACTGGAGCAAAGCCAGTACATGAAGGCGAAAAAGGAATGATAGAATCGTCTTGCGCAATAAATATCGGACATGATAAAAATATTAACCTTCATAATGCATTACAACTGGAAATAGTAGAAGTAACAACAAAAAACAAAGAATTAGAAAAGATACTCGATAGGTTCGAAACTGATGCAGTTATAGAAGCTGAGTATAATGAAAAGCTATACAAAGAATTTAAAGAACAATTACAATCTGATCAAGAAACAATCCTAGCACTAGAAAAAACGATAATAAAATTATCAAAATAAAAAAGTCTTCCGCCTGTGGCGAAGTAGCATTTTGATGTTGGAAACACTAGATTGTTTAAAATAGATATTTGGAGGTAAATATGGAAATGCAAGAACTGTTAAATAAATTCCTAACAACAGATGAAGTTAATCTCTGGAACAAGATACAAATAGTAAAAGAAATTGTAGGAACAGAAGTAACAAAGAAAACTGTAGACTATGGTGTAAAATTAACAATATATGCTGAAAATCTAATGAGAAAGCAAATGTCTGAATTAGTTGGCATAGAAGAATTTGATACACTAAAATACTCAATAGAAGTACTTGAAGGTATGAAGACTATACCAGGTTACAAAGAGTTTGAACTTGCATCGATAGAAGAATACAGAAAATTCAATATAGACTATATGGAAGTACTTAGTCTAACTATTAAAATAATGAATATTACAGAAGGGATGTAATCATGAGTAAATGCATATACAAAGAACTTGTAATATTTAAAGTAGGTATTAAATTCAAGATCCAAAACGAATGTAGAGTATCAGATGCTTTAATAACAAAAGGTTTCTGTGATGGATGTAAATGTAAAGAGGTGAATCATGTTAGGTGATATAAGAGGATGGTTAAAAATAATTCAATCTGATTTAGGACACGATATGAGTAAACAAAATGAAGAACTCGATCAACTCATAGAAGCAAAGGATGAGCGTGATGTTATGAAAGAAATAATTGAACGTCATGAATTGAACGTGATGCCTTTAGAAATTGATGCATTAAAAAAATCTTTAAAACAAGAAAAAAGGAATGTATTAGACTTAACTAAAAGGATACGAAAAACAGCTAAAGAACGTGATGATCTTAAGGCTAGGGTTGAAGCATATGAAAAATCTTTAGACTATGGCGCATCAGTAACAATAGGTAGTTATCAAGCAAAGATTAATGAGTTACAGAAAGAAAATGTTAGATTGAATAATGAATATAGCAAACTTGTTACAACAGTAGCTAATTTAGGCTGGGAAACTAGAGAACTTAGAGAAGACGCTTTGATTGGCTGGACGATAAAAGGAATAATGTCAAACGGTGGTAACAATATGTTAAAAGAATTATTAAAGAGAGAATTATTATATCATGGTATTCTTAATAAACAACTAGAGAAAGAAGATAAGTGATGGGAAAATATAATCTTAAAGATGGAACTAATGTAGAATTGATAGGTTTAATTACATTGAAGTTGCATCCGGATACTTCAGAAGAACAGAGAATTAAATTTATAAATGAATTTAACGAATGTGAGAAATTAAACAATCCGAATCCTAGATTATTACCACAGGATTTTGGACTAAAGAAAGAAGGATCTAATGGCGAATAAAAAAGTACAAGTATGTAAAAGTTGTTCAAAGGCTAGTTGTTGGTATGGTGAGTTTAGATGTGAAGAATATTTTACTGCCGGTCTTAAAATTATGACAGTTGAAGAACTTGAAAAACTTAAATTAGAAGATAAACACTATTGGTCAGACGATTATATGAAATTAATATACGGTGAACCTAATCCATTTAGAAATGAAAAGGTGTCAGATGAATCAAACTAAAGTATTTGTAAAAGAATTTTGTAACACATGCTCTATATCTTTTAAAATAGATAAATGTGTTTACTCAAGAGATGTAGATAATTTAGAAGTTTTAAATAGTCATTGTAGTAAATGTATTATTGACTCTGGTAGTGGATGGCAGGAAACTGTAGAAGATGAACAACATAATAAAAAAGAAAGGATTCAGAAATGAAAATACATGAATTGAAAACGGAAGAACCTCACTTTACAGATGTCGCTTGTGGGATTAAACCTTTTGAGGTTAGAAATAATGATAGAGATTTTAAACTTGGAGATGTGTTACATCTGAAACAATACAATCCAAGCTTACATGAATCAAGAAAATTCTCTGGTAAAAGTGTATTAGCTAAAATACATTACATTTTAGATGATGCAGATTACTGCAAAGAAGGACAGGTGATTTTAGGGATTGAGGTGATCAGTAAACATGTTAGATGATAAAATGATTAAAATGATTGATAATACAATTGGAGATATTAATTATGCTGGGCTACATAGAGTAGTAGGAACTTATGATATGATTAATAATACTGAGTTGATGGATGTAGTTAATGGCCTAGTAGAGAAAGCTAATGAAGCAAATGAGTTAGCGGATAAATTAAACAATAAAATTATATCTGTTAAGTTATATGATTTTCTATTAACAGAGCTAGGATTTAATACAGACTGTAAGTATTTAAATTCTATTCAAAGTCATTTAGATAGTATTCAATTAAAGTTAAAAGAGAACGCAAAATTAGAAAATGAAGTAATTGAAAAAGGAAACTTTATTGATGAGCTTAGAGAAGAAACTGAAGCGTATAAATATTATTTGAAATATTATGACGACGAAGAAGGTTACTCGTTAATATTAATTGATGGAGAACCTGGTATATTGATTAGTGGTTATTCTGCAGAAGGTGAATATAAATTAGTTGATTGGTACAGAAAAAAGACTAAAGATGAATAAGTTAAAAGAAGATAGATTAAAGATAGCATTATTAATATTGAAGTTATCTTTAATCTATTTACCATTATTATTATATCTACATTACCTATAAGGGAGAGTATACCAATGAAACCACTAATAAAAAAACACGTATTATTACTTTCAGCAGCAGAGTTCTTAATAATCTTGCAACTATGCATAATGTATTTAAGACACAAAG